GCCAAATCATCGACGTATGGACGTCTGGGAGGAAACTCATCGCATGCCCCTTCCTCAAAAAGGGCAGAAGCGACGACCTGTTGTTCCATAGTCAGGCGGACTTTCCAAAGTCCTCCACCCGACCCAAATCCCAACCTCGGGGGGCGCTGCCCCGCACCTCCGAGAGCATAGGGAAGAAAGAGATTCCGACCGCACAAATTGCGATCAATCTCCTTCTTCCAGCGTCTCAGGAAGTCACAGCATACCTGTCTCTCCATCTTCGGCCCCAAACACCCGCCAAGAACATCGTTCAAGACTTGCTCAGGGTTGAAATCCTCGCCTTTGATCTTCTTACGACCGGCAAAGAGACCAAGGGGGAATACCGGGATCTTCCAGCATTCAAGGCTTGGTGATGAAAGTTTCAGGATGTAGCTCTGCGAGTTGATGTTTGCGTATTCATAATCGAAGTAGGACTTGCCCACACTCTCCGAAAACTGCAATCGCTCACAATGTTTCCAAAAGCTCTCGTATGTACTCCGACGACTAACTGTATACCGATCGTCGCCGTTGATGAGAACCCCGTGAACGAGGTCCCAAAAGGGGCGGTTGTCACCGCACTCCCTCAAATTCCATACGTGAGCTGCGAGTACCATGAGACAAAGGACCGGGAAGGATGTGATCCTCCCCATAAGGGTCCCACGGTTTTGCTCGACATCATCCAGTAGAGGTCGGAAGACCTTACCTTCATACTTTTCGGGATACTCAATGATGTGCCGACCATTCGACACACGTGCCATTTTCGCCATCCAAATCGGTAGAACCGTCAAAACGGGTTCAAGCACTCCCTGTACTAACCTCTCAGGTGTTCCATCTGAAGCGCCACTGAAGTCGCTGGACTCATGTCCAAGTTCCCCAGTTCCAACCGTGGAGGCATACTTTGCCGTCTCACTGAGCATCGCAGTCGTGGGAGCACATCCCATCAACTGAAAACACCAGTACTCTTTCATGATACTGTGAAGAGTCTTCTGAAACCAGCGGAGACAGTACTGTCTACGGGCCTCGGACTTCGTGATTATTCGTACCTTGAACGGTTCACACACAAACGCGACTTTCGCGTGCGGCATTTCACCGTCCATGTATTCTTCTAAGCACATTTCTTCGACAAACTGATTCCACTTTGCCTCGGACTCGGGGTAGTGCCAACGGGTCCGGTACTCAACATTCCCGGATTTGTCGACAATTCGATCAAGCCCCTGAGGGACAGGATCTTCCTGTCTCTCGGCAAAGTCGAGTCTCTCTTCATAGTACTCGTATGTGAAGGGCTCGTTCTTGTACCGCCTATTCTTCACACTTTTGGGGAGGCGACCATTCACGGGTTGCTTCTTCATTTTCTGAAACAACGGGTGTGGCTTCTGGCCGTAGACTCCCTCCATAAACTCCGGATAAAAATCTTCGTTCTTCACGAATTCAAACTCCCGCGAGGGATAATTTTCAAAACGGAGTCCGGGTGCGACTAGATACGAGTCGTCCCCAAAACACTCGTTGACAAGTTCGCCAACAAGACCCCCGCGAGCATTCGAACGCTCGTAGCAGGATTTACTAGAACATGATAGTTCTGCAATTGACTCGAATTTCAAGGAGTCTCTCACAGCCGCCTTCATCTTCCGCGTGATGCTATCAAGCATCGGACGGATGGCGGACACCGCAGCCTCACAGTCCACAGGAGTGGCTGTATCTGGCTTGGACACACTTGCGCGGTGTTTCCTACCATTCGCCTCGACCGTATCAAAGGTCAAGGCAGGAGCAGCATTCTTAGCCTTGAAAATGCTACTGAAGAGGTGATAATTCATGCGCGTACGCGACTTCAAACGCCTCTTGATCCACTTACGAAAGTGGCCCTCCATTTCGTACCCTTCCATATCGGGCACGGGGGAGGACAGATACTTGGCCTTAAAAAAGCACAACAAGTTCTTTCCCCTCCGTACAAAGTCTGGTTCCTTCTCAACAGTCAGGTGGTCCATTACCTGACGCCGAAAACAGTCCAAAACTCGATCCGGAGCCTTGTGTAGTTTGAGCAGATAACACAGCTCATCAACCAAGGTCTTCGCCCTAATGGCCGCAGTGGGGGTCTTCGCACTACGGGCATGCTCAGCATGCTTATGGTTCGGAGATCTGCCTGCAGCG